CACTTCCGGCAGTTGTTTCAACGAATCCTAAAACTCCAGCACAATAATTGCAACCATACTTCTTTAAGTCTACTACCAATAAATCTGTTCCCCACACGAATGTAACAGGAACTCTAACTTGAATTACTTTAAAATTCAAATTAGTTAAATCTCTTGTAACCACTCCAGTGGTTGTTCCGTCTGTAAAAGTGACTGTCATATTTTTTTACCTCCTTGTGATTGTGATTCTTACGGGCATGACCTTAAGCCTTCCCGCTCCGGCGTCTCACTTAGCCTCTCCCAGTCTCTCCTGAGCGTCCTCGACAAAAATTATAAAATATAAAAAAATAAAATAATATTACGCAATATTGTCGATGTATGCGTTAAAAGTTGGTGCTCTGACAATCAGACATTCGTAGATCTTCAATAAGAACTTATATGAATCGTTGGTGTGAGCCAAGTCTTCATAAGTCATATCTTGAAGTACTCTCATCTCGATGAAATCTGTATCCAATAACCATAGCTGTTTTGATCCAGCTGTTGTGGTCATAAATCTACTTGGAACTACTGGTATTTCACCGACAACTGTGTGTAGGACTAACTTTGGAGCAATACCGAAGGGTAATGTTCCGCCGACTAAATCCTGTGGAGTGTATCTGAAACTATCAATTAACATCTTTCTAACATCTTGTAAGACATTATAAGGACATACTGCTAATTTTGGATAGCCTCCATTTGTTGCAGCAGTTGTAACACTTGTTTCAATATCATCCCAGCTTAGTGCTGCTCCAGCAAGATTTCTCCTGTTGGTTGTGCTCTGTTGCTGTATGAATCCATTGAACTGTGTTGCATCTGTTGACACACTTCCGTTGATTATCAAGTTTTCCTCTAATTCTTTTAGTGCCCTTGCTCTCATCAAAACCTCAAATTGCTTTGCGTTTGGTGCAGCTGCTGCACTGAATGGATCAGCTCCAAGGCCTGCGCCTGAAGGCTGGAATCCCATAAGCATGTATGGAGGTATAGCTGCTTGAGCTTGCCCTAATACACGACCTACTGAATAAAGGAACTTAATTGATTGTGTTGATCTTGAAACTGTCTCATCCCCTTCTGGCAATGTAGCATCTAAGCCTGCAGTGTAAGCTGCTGCTTTTGCTGTTACAAGGTTGTAGTCAGCAGTCATACCGTAGTTTGTAACTCTTGGAATCAATTCCACAAGTGGAGTTTGCTTCCTTGAAGTATCTACGATTCTGTTGTCTACCCAGATAGGAACCATAGGATATCCAGTTGTTGAGACACTTGATCCACTTTGTGGACTTAGTGCTTTAAACTGTTGTAATCCTCTCTCAAGAATCTCGGACATTTCTGCCCTTTTATCAATTCCCTTGAACCCATCAACATATCTACTTCCGTCTGCCATAAGCCCAAATGAATGAGTGTAAGCACTTTTAAGATCGATTGCACCGACCATTCCAGTTCCTGCACCTTCTAAATTTGTATAATCTTGTGACATTTTATAGATAATCTAAAGGACCACCAGATTTCTTTTGAGACTTCTGCTCAAACTCTGCCTGCTTCATTGTTCCCATGTTTGCACCTGGGCTCTTTAAAGTTGGCACAGCTTTAAGCTGTTTATTTTCTGCCTCTAAAGCATCAACTCGTGATTTGAGGTCAAATAAAGCAGCCTTCACTTCGGTTGTTGATGTTGTTTCATCATCTTTAGCAGGTGCTTTCTTTGCCACTGTTGTAGTTGAGCTTGTTTCTTCATCCTTAGGTGCTTTCGCACTTACAGTTGAAGTTGTCTCTTCTTTTCCAGGTGCATTTCCGCCTTCCTTACCGTACATTCCGCCATGAACTCCACTCTCTTTCATCTCTTCATGAGTCTCTGTTGGTGTTTGCATTTTAAAACCTCCCGCTTTAATTAAATGTGATTTTACTTCTAATAATTTTTCTGTATCAGGATTTGCCTTTTTTTCCTGTTCATAGTCTTCAAGTGACTCTATCGACTTTAAGAAAACTTCCCTGTTTATTGCCTGAGTATTAATAGGATTTCCTGTCAATGCAACATTGAGTAGTTTTACATCATCCAAAAATCTGACATCTTTTCCATTGATATTCTCATGCCTGACCTTTGTTGCAATAAAAGCTATCGAATAAGCGTCAAGCATTCTATCTGTTACATTTCCCTTTATTTCCATGTATCTTGGATTGAACCTGTTAAGCATAGACTTTGCTGCAAGAGCCCATCTATTGCCTCCAAGACTTTCAATTGCAGCATCAATAAATCTTCCAGCCGGAATCTTCGTCTTGTTTATTTCCTTTTCTTCAACACCCATTCCCCTGAATGCCTCATGCTCAATATCCAGTTTCATATTTCTCTCGAGCATCTGACTTTTCATTGATTCAAGACAATTCTTGGTTACAATATCATTGACCAAATCCATATCATTCGTAGAAATATTTCCGAAAAGTATAATTTTTTCTTCCCCTTTTTCCTCTATAACTTCGTATCTTAGTGGCATTGAGAATCTAAATTGAGGAGTTTCCATAATTAAGAATAAATTTTCCAATTAATAAAGTTATTTAGATAAAAAGATAAATTAAGGTTAAACCATTTCCAATAAGTTAAGCATCTCTTCTGGATTCTTTTGTGCATTTATTCCTATTTGATAATCCTTTTCAAACATTTTTAAGGCACTCAATCCAAATATCATGCTCTTTTCGTAACTTTTTGGAAGTATCAGATTAAAATTATATAATTTTACCCTGTTTCTCCTTCTGGAATATCCACCCTTTTTTGGAAATCCATAAGTAACAAATCCATATCCTTGAGTTATAAGAGATTGGATATTTCCCATCCCACGCATTATTATACCATTCATATTTTATCCCTCTCAAAGACTTCAGAACTACTTGGACTTCCAAGTGCATCCTTGAGATTAAAAGTATAAAGTGGAGTCAAATTATCATCATTATAAAAAATCATTTGGTTATTTTTTATCTTCCAATTATTCTTGCTTATCTTCAAAATATTTCCAACCCCTGCAGTCTCATTTGTTGAGAATTGATATCTGTCGTTTCCACTCAAAGTTGCTGTGCCATCAACTCTTATACAATAATCAATATCTTCATCATAAGAAGTAAAATCATAATAATAAAATCCTCCTGCAATTTCAATACATGATTGATTGTTAATTACATGAGTTCCATCTATCTTCCAGATGTCTATGACTGGACTTAATCCTGTTTGAGGAGTTCCATTATTTGTGAAAAAAGTTATTATGTTCATTCTAGGTTAATCTGCTGATTGATGGATTGAAGTTGTCTTTGTATTTCTTGCATTTCCTGATTCTTCTTATCCATCAAAGCAATCAAATCATAAGCCTGAGCTTTCAACTCTTTCTTTTGTTGCTCTTCCATTTTATAGTTACATTTATGTAGTTTTTAAATTTTTCTAATATCCCTCAATAATTATAAATCCTGCTACTGCACCGACTGAAGTTAAAGTTGTTGTAGTAGTTGTTGTTATATTGTTTGGTCCTGCTGGTCCTGTTGCACCAGTCGCACCCGTTGCTCCAGTATTCCCAGTTAATCCAGTATCACCTTTAGGTCCTGTTCCTGATTTCTGTAAAATTAGATTATTACTCATATTGTATAACTCACCTTTAATTTAATATTCATTTTTATTGGCTCCAATTCTTCCATATTATAATTAAACTCTATATCAACCTTCTGCAGTTGGTTAGGAGCAATAGCGTAACTACTGACAGGTATATTAATCTTTTGATTTTCAGCAATCAAATTGACAGTAATAGGATACTTTATTATATTCTCTATGAAAATGCTTCGAGTCTCTTTTCTTCCTGCATAAACTGGAGAAAGTTCAATGTTATCATCTGCCTCGGTCTGCTTATTCTCATCAAGAAATATTCTGATTTCCTTTGGCATTTAATTTATCCTCCATCTTTTTTAAAAGTTCGAGTCTCTTTTCCTCAACCTGTTTTGCTTTCTCCTGAATTTCCAAATCATTTTTGTCTTTCTTGGCTTTGGTTCTAATTCTCTCTGCTTTTTCTTTTGGAACGAATATAACTTGACTTCTGCAGTTCACATGAAAAGGCGGACTTTGCCATTCCTGATTTGTTTGTGCATCTTTGAAACTTCCATTAAGTTCAGTGGTCTTTCCATTCATACGTTTGCATATATCTGAAGTCCTATCGTCTATATGTGCTATGACCTTTTTTTCATATTCTTCCCCAGATTCCTTGAATGCCAATAATCTTCCTTGGTTCTCTGCCCGGTTTGTTTCTGTTCTTGCAATTGCCTCTGCTCGTGTCTTGCTCGAATTAAAGACTTTTCTGACTCTCTCCATCATCTGGAATCCTCCATTGCCTTCAATTAACCCTCTCTCTAACTCTTGCCTCAAATCCTCTGTAAGTTCCTTATTCATTCCCTGGATATTCTGGAATGTATAACTCTTTATGAATTCAATGGCTTCTTTGTTTAACATCATATTCCTATTCAATTGCTTCTCTGTCTTGTCCCAACCTTCCATGAAGACATTCATTATAACCCTGTCTGAAATATCCTTCACTTCTGAACTAAAAACAAGAATATCCTTTATTGCCTTGATAATATCTCCAAGACTCTTTATCTCCTTAATCTTGTTTGGTCTCATCTCATTCCTTATCAATTCAACAATCTTTTTCTCATTCTCACTAAGGATATATTTAAGAGCACTTGTAAGCTTTGCCTCGTTCAATTTCTCATCAATCTCAATTATTAGAGGGTTCTTTTTTTTTATAACACCCCTTGTGTAGAAGTCATCCAGATTATCCGCATCATAGTTTTCGTTGTGAGGATCAAAATTTAAATGACCTTTCTTTTCAAATTCAGCAAGTTTCTCATAATAATCTGGATCTTCACGCAAATGATCAATTGCTATTTTTAAAACAACATTCTCATCATAGCTCACTGTTGAGATATGCTCTTGTTCCACTTTAAAGCCCTTACGTAACCCTTCAGAGCTTACACCATTCTCTTTTGCTACCCTGTCAAAGATATCCCTTTGCTGTTCAAAATGATTAACCTCTGGCTTCTTATCAACTTTATGTGCATAATCATATGGAGGATCTTTCTTTTCAATAACATTTTCCATAATATCTAAGTTCCTGGTTTTTGTTAGAACTGCGTTTCCTGCCCCACGAGCTTCCCGTCTAGCCTTCACAATCTCAAACCATTCCGGCTGCAGATGTTCTATAAAAGATTTGTTAAGCTCTCCCCTGTCTAATGTTCCGGCATCAATAAGATATGGTCTGCCTTTCCAACCCCAATTTTTAGCCTTCTTGAAGTCTCCCCATATCAAATCATAATTCAAAACCTCTTTAAATCCGCAGTCTTTATATTCTTTGTCAAGTCTGTCTATCTCATCCAGGAGATCCTTTGTCTTGACTTTCCAGTCATCTGAGCTGAATCTTTGGATCCCTGCAAGCATATTGTCTGACATCTCATCTTCTCGATCACATTTTTCAACTAAAACATAATCCTTGCCTTTCTCATAAAGTTTAGGTACCAGTTTTATTGCCCCTTCCATTTGGTTCTGTCCCAGACCTCTTGCACTTTTCACTATTTTCAGTATCTTACCATCTGGCATCTCATAAGCACTTCTGTCTGATCCTCCAGAACTTAATAATTTTGCATCCTTCAAATCAAATCTATCATGCGCATATGCCAGTTTCTCTGTGCCTCCAGCCTTTAATCCCATGTTACGGATCTCTGCCCATGCGTTCTGTTCAGCTTCTTCTTTGTTCATGCCCATGTTTATGTTTCTCTGTAGGCACTTCTTAAAATATTCTTCTCCCTCTGGACTTAGATTTCCTGATTGAAAATGATAATCATCCATTGCACCTGACTTCTGACCAAATACAGGTTTAGGTTTCTCTATCTCCTTTTTATTATCTCCAAATGGTTTCTTTCCTGAGTCTTGTTCTGTACCTTTGTCTCCCTGACCAAATGCACCCATTCCATTAATATTCAAAGATTGATTATAATCAGCTGGTTGGTTTCCCCAGTCTACAGGGTTTTCACCTTCCTCTTTTAGAATATCATTAATTGTTTTTGCTTTTGATTCTAATTGCATTTTGTATAAAGTCCACTTTTTAGTCTCTTCATCAATATCAAACATAAGGTATTTGAATTCTATTCCATGATAGGGTAATTTAGCAGTCTTTGCCAAATTGTCTACTTCCTCTTTAGCTTTCAAATAAGCAACAGAATAATCATTTATTTCTCCACTTTCATAATATCGACTCTTCATCTCCATTAGATCATCTTTTGCCTTTTTAGACACTGCTTGTCGTTTCTCTTTGTCTTGTTCTATATCAAGTTTCTGTCTTACATACTCACTTTCAGTTTCCTGCATATGAGTAGCAATTGCTTTCTTTTTGGCACTCTCTCTCCATTCAACAAGTAACTCATGATTATACTTCCACTCTTTCATTTTAAGCAAAGGATTGATCGCTTTTCTTTTGAAGACTCTTGACTGCACAATTTCTGTAGCATTATTGCTAGATTCAGTATATCCCAGTTCGCTAGGAGTAACTCCGAATTGAGCCCAGACTAACTTAGAAAACCATGTTTGTTGTTCTATTAATTGAATTTCTGCAGCTGACCATTCTATTTTCTCAAAGACTGGCTTACTGTTAATTATTGGAGGGTTCCAGAATACTTTCCGCCAGTTTCCGTATTCATCTAGTTTTCTTTGTTGTTCTCTCCAAGTGTCCTTAAATGCTTCCATTGATTCCTTGTCTGCACCTTCTAATCCTATCACACCCTTAGGTATTGAATTGTCTGTGAAATATTCAAGATTGTTGTCAATTGAATAGATTAACATTTGGATAACTTTCATAAGATTAACCACAGCCGATCTTCCATATATGTCATCTGCTCTAACATTCTGCTCAAACCAGATTACTTCTCTCTTTCCAAAGGGAACAGGTCTGCCACTTGCCATCCAACCATACTGAAAATATGCAGCCTTTTCTCGCATGTCATTTGCACCTATGTATCCTGGAGGAAGCTTTCCCTCACGTTCATCATAAGTCTCTGCCATCTGAGCGAATATGATATCATCCCTGTTTGTAATCATTCCATAAACATCTGGGTTCTTTGTGAATAGTCCACCATCTCTGGCCACTATTTCAACCATCTCCCCAGATTTAGTAAATATTTTAACTAATACGCCTGAATCAAGTTCAAGAACATCTCTAGTTATCTTAGAATCAAGTTGTTCAAAGCTTTCTTTGTTTGTATTTGGATTCCTGAAAAAGTTCTTTATCTCTTTGATTTCTTTTTGTTTTTGTTTTATTTCCTCTTCTGAAAATTCATCCTCTTTGTTCACAACAATATCCCAAGGTACAGCCTGACATTCTGCTATAATAGTTTTGATAGCCATTTCTACATAAGGAAATGCAGCAAGTCTTCTGATATTTGGAATGTTTTCATATCTTGGATATCCAAAAGGAGGTCTATATAGAAAATTAGGAATATATGCCTTAGGCAATCCTCCACGATCTGCTATACTAAACGGATCAATTGTTGGTACTGACTTTGTCTGTTGCTGTGTCCCATTCCCTAAAATAGAATTAACAAATGAAATTACGCTCATCTATATCTCCTTATTACATCAGGTAATACAAATTTGATCATTAACCACAATACTGACCATCCAAAATAATTAATCAATCCAATCTTAAAGTTTCCAAAATTATTGAACATAATCATAATAAGAAATCCTACGATCAAGCATTCTGCTATAAGAAATAAAAACTTTTGAATATCAGGAGATAAATTAATCCTTAATCTTCTCTTAGAAATATCTGTCACACCCATTGGTCCTGTTGACTTCTTATTGAAAATCTTTGTCTGTCTCTTTGCATCCTTTTCTAGTTGTTTTCCTATATCTGCATCCATTTGAACGCTTGGATTTATCTTAGGGACTATTTGTGATTCCATGAATATAAAAGAGGTGGAGACATTCCTCTTGAGCTTATCTAAACGTGGTTTGTGATAATATAATTCATTCAATTGATTTTTTAAAGTTATTTAGATAAAAAGATAAATTAAGGCTCTTCTTCCAGCATTGAAATATCAACATTAGCAAATCTTAACCATACCATATCTTTAAAGTTTGCTCCATACAAATGATGATCTAAGAATAATTTATGTTGAGTCTGATCTGGTGCAGTATAAAGTATTTCATCGACAACCTTTGGTGAGAGACTTACTATGCCCCTTCTTGTTTCAACGATTCTGTTTCCGTATAAATCCTTTGGCATTTCTCTTGGCACTCTTAGCATAAGCATTTCCTCTGCTCTTATTAAAACTTCCAGATCTTCTTTTCTTAAAACACACACTTCATCTGCATCTGTAGGCAATGTTCCTTCATAATAAATCCCTTTCTCGTTTTTTATTACTCTTCCGCTTCCTATCATCTGCATCTTTCTCCTGGATCATAGCATCCTGGCTCATCAACCTTTCCATGTCCGTCAAAATATAGCTTTAAAAAATGTCTGCATTGTCTCTGCTCGCATACGTACTCTCTTAGAACTATCCCTCGATGATGTT